GAGAAATTTACTTTGGAAGAAAGCCCTATTTCTTTAATCGAGTCAATACTTGAGTTTAAATCACCTATATCTTCCTTTAACGAAGCAACATCATCATTAATTTTCTTTGCAGTCTCAAGACTCGCAAATTTCTTTTCAGTTTTAACATCTGCCATTATTTATCACCTCCAAATACATATGCTTTTTCTTCATCCTCTGTTGAAATATATTTTGAAATAGCTTGTAACTCTGTGTAGATTTTTTGAGAACTCCATGTGTCTGTAGTATTAACCACATTATCCTTTAATTCTGGAATACTTACTGATTGTTCATCATCAGGATTTACCCATAACCCTGTACGTTCATTTGTTGGAGCAGTAGTAGAAATCTCTACGTCATATAACTTCTGAATAGCAGTATAAATCGTATCTACAGCTTTTTTATTTGTATCAACATTTGTAGCCTTATTAGTTACATCTTTCTGTAATGCTTTGTACTCATCTGTAACATCACCATCAACAAGATCAAATAATTTTAACCACTTTGCATCGGTGATTGCTGTACCTTTTGGAATGTCAGTAGTAGCGATATATCCACTGCTGATTTTCCCAACTTTATTTGTTACAATATCTAATTTTGCATAGCTTAAAGTTTTATCCCATTGACCTTTTGGAGTCATAAAAACTTTTCCGAGATTTTTAGCAGCCATCAATATCCATCCTCCTTTACTTCGTTTTGTAATAAATATCCATTTTGTATATAATAAGTAGGTGAGTAAGTTTCCAATGTGCCTGTCGTGAAGTTAATCCAAATATCTTCATATTCATCTTCTTCATCCTCATCAAGTGCAACCATATCCATGACGTTTCCATCTTCATCTTGAAAACATTCAAACGACATTGTAATTTCGGCAGGAGAATCATCAGAAGAAAAATTAATCTCTAATTCACGCTTCGGATAACATTTATATGCGATCAGACGCATTCCGATATTATTACCATATTCATCCTTGTTTTCTGTCATCATCTGAATATAATAAGCAGAAGAGTAGTTACGATTATTAAATGCTATACGTTTTACATCTTCGGCTTTATTTTCAAGATAACCAACGGTATAAGTCTGACCAGATTTGATATCAGAAGTTGCTTGTGCAGTAAACGTATTTCCTGCAACAGAACCTTGTATTTCTTTACCTGTAAAATCATCTTCTGTATATACAAAAACACTCCCCATAATAGGAGAGTGTTGTAAAATAAGTTTCCCATTTACAGAAGCAGTAATATTTTCACGCCTTACAATGATTGCATCAGTTAATACTTGACCACCATTCAATAAAGAGTATACTTTAAATGGATGCACTTGAAATGTAATGTCAATGTTCCCTTCAAGTGGAGATTCAAATTTTATATATTTTGAACCATTTCTTCTTGCAAAAACAGCATCAGAATTAAATCCATATGTTGTCGTATTGCAGAAGTCGACACGCATAACAGGAGCTTTGGTGTAATAATCTCGGATATCTAAATCGCAACAAGCACGATTCGCCATATTTTTGTCCATGATTATTTACCTCATTACTTTCCTGTATCTGATGTATCTTTTTCATTTTGTTTAATAATATCCCTCAATGTTGGGAGTGCGTTATCAATCTGTTCATCAATCCATTTAACAAGTTCCTCTTGATTTACGACTTTTGCAAGAATAGGATATTCCTTATAAATCTCACTGATTACTTCACTACGCTTAATACTTCCTGCCTTTTCCCATTCAGCATAATCTTTCTCTGCTTGAGTAATCAGTTTTAAGATATTTTCGGAAATCTGTTTCTTAGCAATTTCAATTTTCTTGTCTGTGGAGAGTTTTGAATATGATTCAATTTTCTTCCATAAAGTTAAAGCCAAACCAATGATAACTAAGATAGTAGTCCAATTATCATTGATGAATGATAAGAAGTTTTTGATACCATTTAAAATATCCATACGAGTCCTCCTTGTGTTATTTTATTATCCAACAGCATTATCGCTGTCAGTTTGTTCATCGCCATCAGAAATAGAAGAGTAGTCCTCATTTAATGGCATTTCAAATTGACCACGTTTATGCTCATTATCACTCATTTTGAAATAACCTAGTGCAGTAGGTATGAGAGTAGTAGCTACTCCAATAAGTGCATACATAAAACTTGTGTCCTCAGTTTTTAACGCCATATATTCAGAGAAAAATAAAATCTCCAAACAGATCACAATGATTGTCCAGAGAACTTTTTTACTCGTCCGTATTTTTTTGAATTTGAATCTACTCTTTTTCATCCGATGAAGTTTCCGTTTCATCGTAATATTTTTATTACGTTCTTTTATTTTTGCTTCTTTCTGTTTATATTCTTGTTCTGTCATTCTGCTTTATCCTCGTCTTTACGACATAAGAAGTCCATTAAGGCAAACATATCCTTTGGAGTTAATACATCATATTTTGAATCATCATAGTCAAATGTAGACTCATCAATATAAAATCTTCCTACTTCAACCTCAAGAGAGAGTAAGTCATTGATTTCCTCATACATCTTATTGGCAACATCTTTATCATCAAGTTCTGGAATACCAGATTTATTTACAACAACTTGTCCCTCTTTATCTTTCTTAAAGTGGTCTGAATAAGATTCATATGTCTTTTGTAGAACATCGGTATAATCCTTATATTCCTTGTTGAAGTAATTTTGATTCTTGATAATAGCGAAACTAATTTTTGCAGGTAATTTCATATCACCAAACTTATTTAGAAAGTTAATTACATTAATGATTTCAATATTTCTATATTTCATATAATTTCTTCTCCTTGATTTTAGGCATAATAAAACAGACTACAGAAATTAATCCATAGTCTGTTGCAATGATTTATGTATTTATATCTTATTCAGCAGTATCTACTAAACTGTATACATAAGTTTCAAATTCTGTGAAATCTTTCAGAACCGCTTCTTTATTAGCTTTGAATGCTTCGCCATCTTGAATAGATTTGTTAATAGAAACGTCACCGTTTTTACTTACAGATGCGTTTGCATAAGCGACATTCTTTTGATTTTCTGCTTCACCAACATAAATATTTGCACTTACATTAGTTGTTGTATTAATTTTAATCATGCGAATTCCTCCAATTTTTGTTTTATAATTGCAATTTCTCCTTGTAATGAGAGAATAGTGTTTTTAAGTTTTTGATTTTCTTGTGAGAGAGAGTCAATACGATGATGGGCTTTCTGAGTCATGTGAGTATTGAGAGCAATAAATTCGCCATATCTTAATGCGTATTCAACAATATTACCTGCTTTATTTGGTTTGAGTAAAATATCTTTACAAATCAATCCATAATCACTTGTATCTAAATTATTATCATTGAATACTTTTTCAGTTTCTCTTGCTCCAAATCCAAAATGAAATCTATCATGATCTTCTTCTGCATCAAAATTTTTATATTTATATTTTATTGGATTTAATTTCATATAAATAGATTCTATATTTGGAATATCGTTAATTTTTGACATTTGTGTTTTTAACTCTTCATCAGAGCCTGTTATATTTCCATTTTTCCCCCAAATATTTTTCCATTTACAATTTGCGTCTCCTAAATTCAAACTTTGATCAGAATTACAACCAAAATATTTTGCTGCGCTACTTGTAACTTCTGCATATAACGAAGTATCCGAACTATGATATATTTTTTTTACATATAAATCATTATAATCAACAGAAATAGTAGATCCAGAAATAGAAATACCTGAGCCAGCATAATAAGTCGTTCCACCACCAGAACTTGTTGGTAAAGTAACTGAGCTTAATTGAGAACCGTTATAATTTTTTAAATATAATGTACTTCCTGAAATACTTAATGTATCACCAAATGCTCCTTTAACCCAACTTGTAGTAGCATATCCAGAAAGAGATTGATGTTGAGTTAAATATCCTTTACCAGCCACCCAATCTTGCGTTGCAAGGTTATAATTCGTGAATCCAGAACTACGTGTAACTCCATCAATTTTAAGACTAATTGA